GATTCATAGACAGGGGGGGATAACTTAGGCCGAAAAATGGGATAACTCAGGATTCAGATGTGAGAAATCAGCCAAAAATCAGGGAATTTTCAGTGATTTTGAAAGGAAAAATTACAATATATGTAACAAATTTTTCTATTTCTTCAACGTCAACATCAAGCTTCCTTCATTTGCTCATCTCGAAAGGATATTGACGGAGTCGGAGTGACGGCGGGAAATCTTCAAGACGATTCGTGACTTTTCCGCCTTTCTCTATTTGTTTCACAAATAACGGAATACCTGCCCTTTCACCCTGCGAGACTAGAGCCAAAATCGCACCTGGCGGAGTCTGCCGCCTGCCTGGCCCTTTCTCAACTCCGGCGATTATCCAATCAATTACCGGCCGGGGGTCATTATTATACCAACACTCACAATAACCGTCACCTCTGCCATACGGCGTATCAATAACACCCTCAGCCCTAAATGTATAATTGCATTTCTTACAGCCATAAGGGAAAATCCATTCTGGTTTGAGTTCTATCTCTGACAAAAGCGGTTCGGCAGATATCGCACGCCAACGGCAATTCATTTTTAATAGTATTGGGATTCTTAGGTCAGCAGTTTCTTGATTTTCAGTCGAAACCCCAAACACAACATGAGGGAAAATCTCATCCGTACTTCTAATACCCTCATCCCCCACATAAGCCTCTAATACATCCTTCATCCTTTCCGGCCTCTTGGTTAATATGACATATCGATGGTGGTTTTGTAGGTAAATAGTATCAAAAACATCCCAAATAAAACCGTCTGGGACATCCTTATGGAATAAATCACCCATGCTGCTAATAAAGATTATACGGGGTTTCTTCAATTTCGCAGGGTAATCAAGTCTACTTGAATCACAAACAACCTTGAATGGTTCATTCTTTGGATAACCAAACCTACCGCGAAGGCGCGTCTCTGCAATCCGCTTTGCATAACAACGCTGGCAGCCCGGCGATATCGGTGTACACCCGTGATTCGGATTCCACGTGTCGGTACACCATTCAATCTTCGTGGTATTCTTGGTAGACATTAGCTCTTCTCCTTAACCTTAAACGGTGAAAAATGTAATTGATCCTGTAAAGCTTTTCGTTCTCTGCAGTTCTATATGAGGGAGCTAAACTCCTCATGAATATTTTTGTTTTGATGTTTAGCTCCTGGTCATCTTGAAAGCTTTCTAACAGTGAATCTTCCTGGAACGCCGTCATTTCTTCCCGGTATGCATCGTGGGATTCTAAAGTATCCGGTTCCGGGTCCGGCTGCTGCGAACCGACCTGTAATTGAAGCCTGGTTTTGTTATTTTTATTAACCTCATACTGAAAATTCCAAAACGAACGAATCACCCGCCGTCTGGCAGCAACACGCTGGATCGATTGCCTGACTATTTCAAGAGGGATACCAGAGTTCCACCAATCACACAAAAAATGAAAATCCAGGGGGGTGATAAATTTTTGATGGCAATATATACCAAAGTATCGGATAATTGCTGATATATATTGCTTTTCTGTCATCAACACACCTCATAACGTGTCTCTATAAGATAAATGGCAGTTGACAACGGTATGAGAATTCCACCGCGACCGCCTGGCGTATTTTCTTTGATAATCATCTCAGGGGGAAGCCTGGAAAGAATACCAAAAAGGGTGGAAAGGGAAACGTCAAGAATTCCGGCAAGCTGTTTGCGGGTTAATACACCCTCATTTCCATCTGCAAATTCACTGGCTTTTTGCTTTTTGCCTATGATTATACTATTTGCATTCGCTGCCATACTTCGTTTCTCCGTTTTTGATATTTCGCTTTAACCCTTTCAGAGAGTACCTCTATAATTTTATCGGCCTGCTCATCTGTCATGGGTTCATCCAGGCCGATATGTTCCCGGCAAAGCTTTTGGTAATCAAGCGGTTTGATTTTTGCAGTTGCTCTGAGGTTTTGGATTGCCTCTTTTTTGTCTTTTGTAATTAATTGTATTCTTTTATTACCCTGGTTGATTTGGTGGGAATTTGAGCCATCCAGGGCGTTAGGATGGGCGATTAATAACTCAGATAGTACATCGCCCATCATTCCCGGGGTAAGCCGGGAATCCCGGAGTGATTCACATCGAGTAACGGCCTGGAGCATCTCATAACAGGAGTTTTTACCAATAGCATGCACAAACACAAAAAATAATGCCCGCTGGCCGTCTCGAATCTTTGTTGTTTTTGGCATTTTCACTGCTCATATATACCGTTAAATATCGTTGATGATATCCTCTGACACCTGGGTTTCCCCGGTTAAATCCGCCTGGTAAAGTGCATAAGAACACAGTTCGTTAACTTCCTGGGGGGTTTCACATCGATTCGCAATTGCGGTCAATGACTCATCAGTAAATATATCAATGCTTCCCCCGGCTACCTCTACTTTGTGTTTGATATACTCTTTGACCTGGTCGATTTGAATTTCATTTCCTGCGTTGAAAGGGTCTAATTGAAAAAAGGATAATCGCCTTCTGACCTCTCTGAGATTCAAGCTTTGAAGATCACTGACGACCTCTGGTTGTCCTATCAGAACAACTCCCAGCTTTGAGCTATGTACACCCAGTCCCTCATGGAACCTCTTTAGAGCTTTTAATATTTTGTGCTTCAATTGGTGTACTTCATCGAGAATAAGGGTAATGTTTTTCTTTTCTTTTTTTGCTTTCATAACTGCCTTTGCAAGTTCCGTTGCTGTTTGGCGATGGGTTTGGGGCGGTTTTTTTCCCGTAACAGTTTCAATGATCTCCTGTGCGATATAGGATGAGGAGAAGTCTTCAATAAATAAAGGAGAATAATAAACGACGATATTACGCGGGGATTTGAGTTTTGAAAGAACTTCCTGGATTAGCACCGATTTTCCAGTGCCGGATTCTCCGTACACTAAAAGGAAATTGTTTTTCCGGCTTGCTTCAAGAATCATGCCCAGGGCAGTCTTAAAGGTCTGGCTTTTCCAGATTTCATTTTTTGGGATATTCCCATCCTCGAATGGGTCCTTTTTAAATCCAAATTTCTTAAGAAGTGAATCTGATAACATCATTTTTAAGACCTCCTTTTTTTTCTTTTTGGTTTCTTTTGGGGGGGTTGGTTTAAATCTTTTTCTCTTTGTATCCTTCTCTAACAGGTTTAAAGCGTTTGCTATTGAATTCAACAAAGAAGTTTTTTTTGTTCGTCCTTTAAGGGCGTCATTTATTGAGCCTTTTGAGAGACCTACTATATCGGCTATTTGCTGAAATGAGGCCTCTATTTCTATTCGTTTTTGTGCTAACTGTTGATAATAAGGTATATCATGCATTGGAACCTCCTTCCGCTGCTTTTCGACCTAATTGAATTAGATCGTATATATCGTCGATGTCCTTTTCAGTAAAGGACTTTTTGTCTTTTGCAAGGCTTTCAAATATAGTGATATCTTCTCTATTCAAGCGGCGGCCTAATTTTTTAACAAGTTGCTTTCTGACCTGGTGTCCTGTATACTCGACATCTTTGATATCCAGATCGCTGGTAACCTGGATGGTTTTTCCTACTTTCGGGAGTATTGCGGGGGTATCTTTGGGGATAGGGATTTTGAAGGGGTGGCCGCCTTTGGCTTGTTCTGGTAATTCGACTTTTTCGATTTTTTCAAAGGCTTTTTGGGTTTTGTTTTTGGGTGCTTTCCGGGGTTCTGTGACGGGAAGGGCATTCAGGCCGAAACCGTCTTGATCTTTTGTTGAAGGTAGAACCGTCAACGTCTGGATATCTGTTCTCAAAACGTTGTCAAGGTTGGTTGTTTTTGAAGGGTACTGAATTGTAACCGCTCCATTCTTTTCATACTCGAATGGATGGATATATACATCGATCTTTGCACCGTCAGGAAGCCCTTTGACACGATATTCCGGGCCGAACTCCGCACCCTGAACCTTAAAACTAAATTTCCCCTCTCTGACTGTCCTGGGTTCTGACTCAGAATAGAGTAAAGTTTTATACACACTCCATTCCGGGCACTCCCGCAGGTGGTCTCCTATTCGATTGTTCCATTTTTGAAAACGGGGTTGTCCGTGCCGGGAGTGTTTTTTTGTCATTTGAAAGTATAGACTATAAGCGAACGCCCATTCGTTCACTTCGTCAATGTCTTTGGGCTTGAATTGGTCAAGTAGAAACACGCTTTCAAACCATCGCTGCCAGACATTTATATGCGATTCTACGCTGCCTTTCGTCCAGGGGCTATATTTTTCTAATTTCGGGACTTTGATATCCAGGTATTTGAAGAGCCGCTGCATTGCATAGGAATGCAGAGCTTTGTCATTATCGATAAAGAGGATATCCGGCAATCCGTGAAAGACGAATTTGTTATTATCTTTGATTGACCAGGCCCGGTATAGGAAATCGGCAATTTCAATCACCCGTTGATTGGTGTAATATTCGACATAAAAGGCCCCGCTGAGGTGATCTGTAATCACCATCAAACGGAGCTGCTGTTTTTTGAAAAGGGCTTCATTTTCCGGCTTATTTTTGTTATAATCGCGTTTCCACATGGGTATTAACCCTTTCTCCGGATCAAGGGCAAAATTTGAAACTGAGAAGTCAAGGGAGTGCAATTGGTTTGCATAATCGGATTTTCTTTCGTTGGTAGGAACCGGCAGCCGGGCATGGCGGCGGGAGAGTTCGAGACGGCGGAGAATATGTCTGAGTTGATGGTCACCTGGCAGGTGGTTGGTGCTTTGGCCGCTGAGAATTTCAAAAACCTGCCTTGCCCGTTCAAGAGGCATCCGGCTTTCTTTTGCGTTTATATGTTTCGTGTGGTGATATACCGCCGCAGTGCCTTTGATTTCTTCCGAATCCTCGAAACGTTCACCCGTTGATCGTAATTTCCCGGCATCTTTTCGGAGTCTTTTCCCGGACCTCCAGCCTTCTTTCCTGGCCCAGGCATATATAGTTCTTTTATCGTAATGGAACTGCTCTGCAAAGGCTTTGACAATTGCAGTGCAGGTGTTCCCCTTTTGTGTTGCGGCAGCCATTTTTGCTGCCAGGAGTTTTTTAGTCTCCCTTGAAGGTTTAATTTTCTTTTTCATCACCGAGCTTTTGTATTATATCTTCCGGGGTCATGATATTGCCGGCGGTATCCGTATCGAACGTCATATTAAGCATGGTTTTAAGGCTTGCATTGAGATTATCGATGTAGAAGACCGTTCCAACAATTATCTCTAAAATTTGACCATTTGTGGGGTTTTTCTCGTAGAGTTTACGCAACCCTGTAATGACTTTCAGGAAGTCATCCTGGTAAGCCTGGCATACCTTTTGGGTGGTTTCGACTTCTTTTCCGGGTTTGGTTTCTTCCAGGAGCTGGCCTTTTATTTCCTGGTATTTCTTGTCAAGTTCATCGGCTTCTTTCCTGGCGGTTTCGGCTTCTTTTTTCGTCTCTGCTTTTTCGAGTTGGAGCCTGGCAATAATGGCCTGGATTTTATCCTTATTTTCCGGAGTCAACTCTTCTTCAACACCATCGATTTCTATTTTGTATCCATTTTCAGTCTGTTTGATCTCGAATTCATTATCTATTGTAGTTAAAAAATTCAGGTCACTTTGTTTTAATTTGGCATTCGAGAGTGCCTTGTAACCCTTTACTCCTAATGCCTTTAACTGTTCACGTAATTTTTTTCCTGAACTCAGTGACAACCCGAATTGCTTACAAAATGTCGTAAAATTCTTGACCCCTAATTCTGTTTTATATCGTTTGTTTTGGCTGAATTTATGGAATTTCATTAACTTTGAGTATTCAATCAACGATTCAGCAAGTTCAAGACCTTCCACGATGCCAACATCTTCCCAAAATTCATCACGGACATTTTTTTTCATTAAGGGATTATCTGTTGTCTCTGCTGCCGCCTGGACTATTTCGGCGGCTTTTTCGAGTACATCCATTTCGTTGCCTTCATCTGGCATAATGACCTCCTTTTTGTTTTGTTTTTTGGGTTCTCCGGTACAATTTTCTATCAGGCTTTTTTTGTCTGTAACATGTATAATTGAGCTACCAAGGCCATATCTCTTACCTCTTAGCCCACACTTTTTACATTTCCACCAATCAAACCCGCCTGGTTCAGTTACCAGACTTTCTTTGTCAAAATCGTGTAAATCATCATCGATAAAAATTCCTTTTTTCATGTATCCTCCTTATCAATTAGGGGTGCATAATTCCCCTAAAATATATTTCCTTCCTTCGGTTTTTTTCAGGAAGCCTGCCTGGCAGGCCGCCTGGCAATACCGGCAAACGTCAACCCTATCATATCCGGTGAGTTCGACGATTTGAGTCTGGGTGAGATTGTTGAACTTGCGAACGATTCGGACAATGGTTGACAGTTTTTCAACGGTGGTCATTTTGATTTTTCCTTTTTTGATTTTTTAACTGGGAATATGGGGTCGAGAGAGGCGAAATCAAGGGAAATCATTTCTTCCTTTTTTTCAGGATCCGTCCTCTCATAAACACCATAATACAGTTTTGATGCTGCATCCCGTTCGGCTGCCGATACCAGTTCCATTGCTTTTTTCCATTTTTCATCTTTGATTTTGAGATGTTTCAATGACTTTAGCCCTTTAAAGCTTAATCGTCCATTCGCGTCGGGTTTCATGACTTGCTGGATTATTGTCTTTGCGGGAGTCTGAACGTCAGAAGTCCAACTATCCATACATTCGTTAATTAGTTGGACGGCTTGTTGAAGCCGTTCATCAAAAACAACATAAGGACTTCTGGAGCGTTTCACTTTCCTGGTGATGGAAAAGTTTGAAATGGTAAGACCGTCCTTTTCCCCACCAGCCTTAACACCATTCAGCCGGAACGAAAAATCTTCAAAATCTTCGAATATCTTGATCATTTTTCCTTTAGCTTTCCGCATTCTCTTTTGAAGATTAACCGCAATTTTGTAGATTTGTTCAGCGGCTTTGTCCCTTTTTTTGTCAATCCGTTCAACCATAGATGGGTGAACGGGGTTACCCCTGGAGTTGATCCAGTTGCCCAATTCATCTTTATCAGCCATTTTATTTTACCTCCTTTTTTATAAAATGTTCATACCACGGCCAGGACCTGGGGTCCGGGCCGAACTGTGCCGAATATACCCGGTAGATTTCCGGGTTAATTTGCTTTTTAAGCTCTTCAATTTCCTTTTCTTTATTTGTCATATCACACCATAAGGCAGGTCTTACAGACCGGCACTTGTTTTAATTCATTTTTCGTTTTAGTAGAGCAATTAAGAAGCACATTATCTGTACTCTCTGCATAAGTATTGAATCTCCCTTCCCTGAGTCCCCATCCATCCTTATCTGAGTCAACAAAAAGAATGAGGTCATCTTTCCGGGCCAGGTTGATATTGCTGAGAAGTGAAAGTATTTCTGTGATAAGGGTTATCTTTATATCCAGGTATTCTTCAATTTCGGTGGGATTGTCAAGTCCCCTCATTTGCTTTAGTTGAATAAGGAGTCCCTGACTTTCTTTGAAATATTGCTTTGCTCTCAAACTCCTTATTTTGATGTTTTCGAGTGCTAAAAGGATACGATGTTTAAGCGAATGGGCAATGCCGGAAATGGGTTCCAAGAGGTCAATTGAATCGGCAGCGAATATTCGCTGCATTCTTTTTAATAGCATTTTGTATGGAGTAAAGATTTCTTTTTGGGTTCGTTTTTTGGCTTTCCCGGGAAGCACACCGCGCAGGGCGCGTTCGACATTTCCTATTCCAGGTTTGAAATTTGTGGTTTGATAATGTCTTATATGGTATCTGTCCCGGTAGTTTTTGATGCTATCGGATTCGTACTCAGGTGAAAAGTCTGTGACTACTTCCTTCGGTATCCCATACCAGCCGGAAATCATTTGAAGAAAATTCAGTATGATAGTTTCGTTGATCTCATGACTTGAAACGATTGTAACTTGCTGTGTGCCTTGAAAGTACGCTGCCAGGACAAAGGTTCCCAGGTTTTTGACAATGTCCAGGTAGACGGTGTCTGTAGGATTAATTGTCATGGTTTGGTCTGATAAGCCTTTACTGGACATATTAGACCTCCTTAATATTGAAATCCTGTCCGTTTATGCCTTTGTATTCAAAGGAATGGACTTTGAATACATCCTGGTGGACAGGATACCAGGGGAAGTAGTTCCCCTGTTCAAGAGTTGTGATTATTCTAAAATCGGAATACTCCATTTCAATAGCATTAAATATGAGAGACTTTGTCATCAATATAAGAAATGTATTAAGCCAATTGTCCGTCTCATCAAAGGCTTTATCCCAGGCATCCTGGTCAAAGTGTTCCGCAGACATCTCAATAAGATCATAAATTTTTGTTAAGTCTATCATATAAACAATCTCGAAACCTGCAAAAAGCACCTGGATTTTTTGCATCATGAGACCTCCTTTTTTTTGCTCATATGGTAGATTTTGTCTTTGTCTATACCGGAGCCTTTTTCAAAGTATTCGCAAAGGTGTTCATTTACTGGTGGGAAATCGACAAGAGAGGTGTACAGTTTCCGGTAGTATTCCAGTTCGTGGAATAGCCATTCTGTGAATTCAGATGCGACCTTGATGTGGCTGATGTAATCAAGCAGTATAAAGACGTAATATTCTGAAAAAAACAGGGTGTCATCGACGAAATCGGCAAGGGGTGTTTTACCTTCTTTACGGTCAAAATTCTCTGGTAATACGCTATTTTTAAAATGGAGTGCAAGTTCAAACTGCTTAATTATAAGAGCGAAATTATAGTCGGTGATATACAACACCCCGGTATTTTCATCACGGAAAAAGGCAACGGGGATATTTTTGTACATCCGGCAAAAAGCGGGTTTAAGGCAAAGCTTTTCCCATACTTTTACTTTTTTGGTTTGAGTATCGGGGGTTATCGGTGCGCGTTGTTTGGCCCAGGAGACGAATTCTTTTGCTATGGGGAATTCTTTTATAATGTTGGCAAAGCGTTCTACCTGGTATAAGGAAATCATCTGACACATGGTTTTTGATATATAGGTGGGTTGGCCTATATGAGCATCAACAGTAATAATTTTGTTTTTTGAAATAGAAAGCCCCAGTTGACCTTCTGTAAGAAAGCCCAACGGTTTTGTGAGTTGGAAGGTAGGAAAGAAGATATTTCCGTCCGCTAAATAGAAATGAATATCAAAGTCATTGAAAAAGTCAGCTTTAAATGGTTTCATCTTTCCCCCCATATTTGATTGACTGTCAAGCCTAACATGGCAGCCAGGGCGTCTTTTTTGGCAAACTTGCCGGTATTTATTTCAAGGTACATGCGGGCGGCGGAATCATACTCAAACATTTTTGCCACATACCCATCGGCCAGGCCGATAGTTCTAATGCAATTCTGAACAATCACATTAGGGGGTAAAGGGATACCGATCGTATCACGGAGATATATCCCGGCGAATGTTTCGCCGGTAGATTCGCGAATCTCACGCAAGAAAGTTGCAGAGGGAAGTTTAGGTTTTGTCTCTTTTTTAACCAGTAACCCTTGACGGTAGGCACTGATGATTTTTGCAGCCCATACAACAAAATCCTTTGCAAGTCTGGTATTAGATTTCATCGCAATTATGTAGCAGCCAGACTCATTAAATATGGTTACATCTTGCTTTCCACCGGGTGTAACCAAATTGGTTACCCCTGAAAAACTTTCTAAAATATCTCTGTGCCGTTTGAAAATTTTTAGAACCGCGATCCTGGGTTCCGAATAACCCAGTGCTTTACCGATTTCTTCGGCGGTCATCCACAATTGATTATCTTTTTCGATAATGGTGACCTCTTTTTTCCCGAAGTACTTGACAAGTTTTTTGGTTTTTGATTGATTCATATTGATACTCCTGATTTTTGGATTTCGTGATATTTGGTCGTAACCAGATTGGTTACGGATGGAATGTGAACCGTAATCAATTTGATTACGGATGGATATATTAAGGTGTTATCAAATTGATAACACCCTGAAAATTGAACCGTCGTCAAATTGACGACGGATGTATAATTTAAGGTGATATCAAATTGATTCCACCCTGAAAATTGAACTGTCATCAAAATGATTACGGAAGGATATCTTAAGGTGTCGTCAAATTGACCACACCTTAAAAAGGCTTGCGATATCAAATTGATATCAGAAGGGCATGGATTTAAATTTGTGTTAATTCGTGTAATTCGTGGGCTCATCTATCTATCCCTTTTTGTTCCCGGATTTTCGTGTCTATATACAGTCTGATTGGCAGGTATGACCTTTTGGGCCTGCCGGTTTGAATCCAAATTTTTGTGATTGTATCCGGGTGGAAGAACCGGTAATAGTCCTGCGGATAAATTGTATATGGTTTTGGGCTTATTATTCTTTGAGTATGGGGTTTCTTTTTGTTTTTCATGGGGTATTCTCCTGGTTTTTTGCCACAGAGGACACAGAGGTCACGGAGGGGATCACCTTTTTTCCTATATAATCCCTGATTACATCATCAGGAATCCATCTAAGGATATCAAAATAATCCTCAACAGCCTTAACGATTTCGCTAGTGTATACATCGTGGAGAGTGATTTTCATTTGTCGGGATTCGTCCGGTTCTCCAAAATATGGGTCAATTTCTGCCGATCGGCATTTAATTATTATTTTCATTGGATCACCTCTTTTCCGTTATGGCCGTTATGGCCGTTTTCTTTGAAGTCTGCCAATGTAATTTTGATTGCGGTGAGAAGTTTTTCCACCAATGCTTCGTTTTGAATATCGATCAATTTAGAGATATCGATATCCTTTAGGACAATCCTTAGAGGCTCATAGTTGTCAGTAATTATGCAGACTGCCGGTAGAATGTCTATCCGGGGGAGGTGTGGATGTTCTGTTGAGTTATAGTTGTATATCATATTTGGGCTGATTACTACCCCGGTCATATCATATATTTTCGCGCATATTTGCGCTACACTTAACGGGGAATTTTTCACCGCTTCAGCAAACGATAGCTTTAGGTCTGTTGTGATGCTGCTCATTTTGAACTCTCTAACGTCTGGAAATACTGTTGAATAGCGGTAAGGTGTGTTGAAGTGCATTTTTGATCGACATCCCGGATGAACCGGTTGAATGCTTTCAATCTGTCATCGTCAACCAGGCCAACCAGGCGGTTGTATTCCCGCTCATGAATGATCATTCTATCTTCCTGGTCAAGGTCTGTGTCGATTTTGTGGGTATCGATAAGGGAATAAAGGTCTGCCAGGGCGATGCCGGTTGCGGCGGCGATCTGGTCGAGGCGGAAATACATGAAGAAATCCTTATTGACATTGAAATCAACCGCAGTTGTTTGATGTGTTTCGCTGAAAACCTTATTTATATCCATGATTTACTCCTTTGTTTTTGGACTGACAAAAATAGGCGTATTTTTGTCATTGAAAAGTAGTGCGAAATGCGTTATAATATTGAAGGATAGGAAAATGGCTAATCCATACAACGATTCTTTGTTGGCTTTGCGATCAAGCAGCATTAGGGTATCCTTTGATATTGGCATCAAGCCAGCGGGAAAATTGCAGGGTTTCGCTGCTGCCTACAACACAGCAAAAAGTTTTGAATTCTTGAAAAGATATCAAATAGAATGGAGTTTGCCCACTCGGGAATGTGACGGTTATAGTTTCAATCTCGTGGTTTTTAAAGGAATCCAGCAAAAAACTTTCCTGGAAGAAACCAGCCGGAGCTGCCAAATCACCGGTATCAAGCCAAATTTTACCACTATGATCTTTAAAGATGTGAATAAAACAGCCTTGATAATCGATTCTGCTTTGATAGACAAAATCTCTCATCCTGTCACCTCACTTGATGCAACTGATGTAGAAATCGTCCGGGAGTCTGAGTCCGTCGATGAACTCCCGGATATTGGCGGCCTTTTTGCTGTTCCTTTCTTCCGCTATGCTCTTGCAGACAAGAGAAAGAGAGCAGTGGAATTTATTCATTATGAATGTTTGGCTCAAACCGTTTGCCTTGAGCCGGGCATTTCTGATGTTGATACGCTTTTGCAAGGCCCGATCGCGCTTTACCTTCCTGGCCTTGCCTTTTTTTTCTGTCGTTCTGTCAAGGTTTTGTACTTTCATGCCAATATTATAACGCATATTTGCTTTACTTTCAACAACAATTTTAACTTTTTTGGCGATTCTGCTCTTTTTTTTGAGGCCGCGAAATGAACTCTCAAAAGAAAATCATTGGAAATAGACTGAGGGAGTTTAGAAAACAAGGCAAAAAAACCCTTCAAGAGCTTGCTAATGAGACAAATATATCACACTCAACTATAGCAAGAATAGAAAGGGGAGAGTTATTCCCAAATCTTGAATTTTTGGCATATTTGCGTAATGCATATGCAATAAACCTAAACTGGCTAATTGATGGTGTTGGGAATATGTTTAATAACAAAGATGACAAAGAAACAACAACCCAAACGAAAAAAGAATTGATAAATCTGTTATTTGAGAATATAGACAAGAATTTGCTTTTAATTTTAGAGGCTGTAAACGATCCAATAATGCGCAATGAAATGGCAAATGCTGTTATATATGCGACAAAGAAATTTCCTGAATATTTTAAAGAAGAACAATATACCAAATTATTGACAGGAGGGTGATAATTATGGGCGACATTATTTATATGCCAAAATATTTTAATCAAAGTAGTGATTTGATAAATGAAATTGCTTTTGTTATTCAAATACCAGAGGTAAAGCATATATTTGAAAATGAGATTGATTCTGTCAAAAAGTATTTTAGCGCTGAATTATCTCAATTAGAGCAGAATCAAACGGAAGACGAAGTTGACAAATTATTTGGATTAGTAAAGTATAACCCTGTATTGAGAGCCACATTTTTGCAGACATTTTCACGGTATATTTATTATCTCCAAAATACAGGTGCTGGTATTAGTTAGTTGATAGGTGGAGTCGTAATAATCTTATAAGTTCCGGATTCATTTAATATTATAGCTTGAAAATCTGGCGGAGGGAAAACAAAATCCGTTGAGGTGAAATTTATAAAGACTTTATCATTCTTGACAGTGTTGATTAAGTTTCCTAATTTAATCAATTCATCATTATTTTTAAGATCATTTGGTGATGTAATATTGTTGGTTATAATAAGATCAATCTTTTCTCTTGCTATTTCGATTAGGATTAATATAAAAGCCAAATTTGTCTTGTCACTAATATAGGCATTTTTAAGCTTTTCTATCATATTGGAATCGATATTTTGGCTTGAACCAATAATCTTTTGAAAAAAAGTAATAAGATCGAATAACCTTATGTCTTTGGGGAAAAAAGTATATTCCGGAATATATAAGAATGGTTTTCTATTTCTAATAATCTTACCATCAATAGTGATCAATCTATTTTCCAATTTACCGAAGAAGATATTTAAAAAGAAATCCAACACAATCTTGTTATAGTATGTTATGTGGTTATGTTCCCCAATAAGAAAATTTTTCTTTAAATTATTAAAATCTTTCTTATCTACTTTTGGGAAAATAGATGCATTAATATTGATATATGTTCTATATGTAACAACAGTTGCATAGAAAACCGTTAGGATTATTCCTAATATAAAGTGAAATGGGATATTGCTTTTTAAGTTAAGAATGTATTTATCTCCAGTTTTAAAAGGCTTAATTTCCCCCGGTTTTGTCTCTTTAACAAATTTCTCATTAACATAAAAAGCAATAAACTCATATTTTGTTTTCTGATTAAAGGAATAAAAATCAATGTAGCTCATTAAACCTCTACTCGATAATTCATCAAATGATGATAAAAAGAATGAAGGTGGGAATAGAGATAATAAGAGGTGATTAAATCTTATCTTTGTCGTTATTTCATATTTCCTTCTGTTTTCGAGATTATTAAACTTTCTGTATTCTTTTTTTAGGACATTTGCAATAAGCTCTCTAATCTCTTTTGGTACTCTATTTCCACTTTTAAATGTTCCTACCTGATCCCTTGCATTCCTTTCCCATTCCATCATTATTTTTAAATTTTCAAGTCTTATACTATTATTCGACTTCATTACATCAGCGTTTATTTGAGATAATTTATTCAATCCCCAGGGAAGTATAAAAACAGCAAGGAAATAGATAATACCTAGCAAAGCAACTTTATTTTTCTTTTTTGAACCAATATAAGCTCCTAACAAAAAGAAAAAAATAATATTCAAACTAATTAAAAAAAAGAGAATATATAAAACCCAATTATAAAGATTTAATCCAAATGCCAATAAAACTATCGGTATAGAAAATAAAAGACAGCCAGATATTATGATAGAAATAAGAATACGTGAAGCAATGGTAAAACATAACGTACGTCTAAGACCTAATAAACTGGAAAGGCATTTCAAATATTCTTTTCTTTTGGTTATATCGAAGCCGTAGATAATACTTAAAAAAGAACTTAAAAGAAATAATATGCCTGCAAATTCCAAATAGTTTTTTGATCTACTTTTGAAAATAATACTATCCTTGAAAGGCATATATATATCTAACGTTTCGCCTGAGTTAATATTTGAATTCATGTCAACAAATTTTCCTGAATTTGAAAAGAGTATAACTGTTATATTAGGAATTACTGATAATCCAATACCATAACCGCCATACTGTGTAATAGTGACATAATTTTTAACCTTTTCATCTTCGAAATTTTGATATTCTTTTTTGTTCTTTTGCGAATCCCTGTATGCCATATATCCATCAAGTATGAATGCAAAAAGAATTATCCATATAAGAAGCAATATTATAAAATTTCGCTTTAAAATTAACCTTTTCGCTTCAAATTTGAAAATTGAAGAAAAAGTTTTCATTAGCCCTCCCTAACTATATACTATAGGTTCAGAAATATTTGCGATACATATTGCCCAAAAAGATTAATGTAATTATATGATTGGTTAATCTTCCAGAGTGTAGATATATCAGGTGATTTTTTTCCCATCAGCGTTGATTTTACATAATATAACTTATCTAAAATATCTTTGATGTCTATGTCCGTTTTTTCGTATACTCCTATTACATTCCCATCTTTAAGAAGATTTTCAACATCTATAAAAATGGATGGATTAAGATTGAAATTATTTTGAAATTCTGTATAATTGAAGTTTTTCAGCTTGTCAATTATTCCTAAATCATAAGGAATGGTTTTTGCGGTATTAATTAAATTTTCATATATCCTACTTGCATGCTCAAGATTATAGATAGCACAGTTTAGATGTTTTTCCAAAATATAGAAATCAAGTCCATACAGCTCCGCAATTTCTATCTCCTTTAAAAAATGATTTATCGCTGCCTTTGATTCAAGAAAATAACTGGCACCTTCAATGATAAAATATCGAAGTGGATGAACTATAATACTTGCAAATTCACCATCTTTGCTACATTGTCCCTCAAATGCGCAATCCGTTTCGTTATGTACCATTAAAGGAAAAAGGTGTATTACAAATAGAATCGATAATATTAAAAACAAAATTATTCTTTTCATTTTATCCTCCGATAATTCTTTTAATTTTTTTTATTTGCCGGGCGGCCTGGGTAAAAAGTGAGCTATCACTCATTTCTGTTTCCTCTGGAAGTTACTATTAATCTTACATCGCCTTAAAGTTAGATTATACATATTTGACGGGTTTTGTCAAGCCTTTTTCAATGACAAAATTCGATGTATTTTTGTCAATGGGGGAAAGCGGTAAGTGGGTGGCTCTTCTCTTTGGGAGAACCACCCACTTATAAAATTATGGAATTGGAACCATTAATGGTTTTGGTTGCTGTTTTTCTAAAACAGCATTGAAATTCTTTTCATTAAATACGTACCAACTTCCTGTAGCCGCATCAACAATTACAGGAAGTAATCCGCATAAAACATCAAGGACAATCCATCCCGCTCCAACTTTGTTTGTAACTTTGAATATTTGGGGTTTAAATCCATCTTTTCGGACTTCAATGGTATATTCACCCTTTGTTTTCAAACGAAGCGTAATTGGAGTTTGTCCCATCTTTTCACCGTTTACCCACACTTCTGCCCCTTCTGGATCAGATGTGGTTTTGATTTTTCCTCTACCGCCTGTGAAGACTGCGGCACATCCACTCAATACAAGAAACAAACAAACAATCATTAAAATCGCTATGGTTTTGCGCATTTTTCCTCCTTATATGAATTATAAATTGTTAAGATAGAAATTTCAATAGGTAGAAATACCTATTTTTTAATTTAGCCACAGAGGACACAGAGGACACAGAAAAAAGCAAAAAAGCTATTGTTAACTGTTTTTTTTGCCGCGAAGGAACGCGAAGAAACGCAAAGATAAAGGGTTTTTAAAAAAATGACCGATTTTAAAAACGGTCTAAAAAAAGCCGTTTTTGGGGAAAGCCCACGAATTACACAAATTACACGAAAAAAAACCAAACTAGCTATGAAAAAAAGAATTTGACCAAAAAATAAAAATAGAAATATGCATTATAAAAGCTTTTTGGGAAAATAGCCATTTTAAAATTGGTCAACTTTTGACCAATTTGAGCCAAAATTTGCATTTTGGTTTTATCCTGGTGTATAATTAAACGAGGTGATTAGTATGGAATTAAAGAAAGATCAAATAGGAATAAGGTTTAAGACGTTTAGGAAGAGAATAAAGAAAAAAAGAAAAGATATCGTGGCTTTGACATCTCAAACTTACAACGTAGTGAAAAGTATTGAAAACGGCATTAGTGCGCCATCTTCAAAACTTCTTATTGTACTTTACAGAGAGTATAACTTAAATATAAATTGGCTTCTAACCGGCAATGGAAGTATGTTTGTTGAGAATGTGATGCCTGTAGAAACCGGGGAAACCCTGGACGATTTCAGAGAGTTTAAGTTCTATATGGAAAATGTCCCTTTTGTCAGGTATGAAGTCTTGAAGTACTTTTCAATATTTAAGTGGGAACAAAAGGAAAGGATAGAAAGGTATCTCAAAGAAAAGGGCATTAAATGGGAAATAGAAATGCCCACCTCTTAGAAAATTTATAAACTGCATCGCCGGTGCATGGCGCCACCCGGTGTAAAATGTAAAAATCGCAACCCCCCTGCTCCCTGCCCACTGCCCCCTGCTCTTACCTTCGCGGTTGGCTTTTCTGTGGCCTGTCAGTGGCTTTTCAGTGGCTTTTCTGTGTCTTGTGAATCCTGGCAAATAAAGGTTATTGGTGGTTACAGCCCGGCTTCTTTTGGGATCACTTTTTATTCATTCGTGTAATTCGTGTAATTCGTGGGCTTCCCTTAGCAAATTCTTTGCCAAACGCCGTTTTTTAGGTGAACAAAATTGTCGGATGTATCGATCTTATCGGAATTATCGGAATTGTCGATCTTAACGGTTTTTTGAGCTTTTTTCTCAAAAGTATGTATAATAAGTTTTGGAGGTGCAAATTGATTGTATAAGGCGATTATAATTAAATTGAGACACTTTTAAATGGCACTAAATTTTAGAAAGCCCCCGGTTCTAGAGCCGGGGGCTTTTGCATTTTAGGAGGTGAAAAATGAGGGTATTAAAGAGGATAGTCGAGGGAATTCAATGGTATATGTTCCATCAACACGTGAGGACTGCGGTTTTCCGCTTTTTTCATGCGATTATCCCGTGCAAATACACGGACCCGGAGTACCTGGAGTTAGAATGATGACTAAAGAATGCAAAAGCCTATGTGCAGAAATAGAGAAAGTAAGCCTTGTTTTGTTTGGGAACGGTGTAGATGGCCTGGAAAAGCGGTCAAGGCGAATGGAGAAAATGCTAATTGCATTGCTTATCCTGGTAGGAATAGTGCTGCTTAAGGAAGCAGGTGTATTGAAGCTTTTGTCTTTGATTTAGGGTTCCTGATGAGCATGGACTTCCAAACCTACGAGCTGGCAATGGAGCTGTATGCCAAATTAGGGAACCTCTCTGAGGTTTGGAGAGAATTACAGAAAAAAGGCATCAAAAAAAATTACAATACCCTGGTAAAATGGCGTCAAGACAATAGGGACGAATGGGAAAATTTAAGGGCAAAGTTTCATGGCAAAAAGAAAGAAATTTTTGTTGACAGCCTCGGAGATGAATTATTCCAGGATATCGTAGACATTAAAAAATTGCTTCTCCAAAAAGTAAAAGATGGCCTGGGGGGTGAAGAAAATAAAATCAATACCCAGGCTGTGATCTGTTTACAACGGCAGATTGAACAAGTCTCAGAACAATTGAAAGAACGTCAAAAAGACAGCCAGAAAGCGGAGAAATACGCGAAAAAACTGATTGAAGTACTTTTGAGACATAGGGTTATCGGGCCGCTCTTAAGAAGGTTTATTGACGAAATACTGGCCGATGTCAAAAAGGAGTTGAGAAATGTCTGATTACAACGTTCTCAAAGACTTCAAACAACGATTAGAAGAAATCGGACAGACTCAACCCCTTGTTGACTGGGTCCTGGAAAATATATATCTCCGTTCCTTTCCTTTCACGTTTGATGAGCACCCGGAACTTGAACAGATTTACCGGGATATGCACCCCCTGAAAGTGTTCCGGAAGTCTGTCCAGGTGGGGATATCTACTTATGCGATCTGTCTCATGCTTTGGCTTGCATGCTCTGAGGGGTCGAAATCAATGTATTGTGGGCCCACGGATGACTGGATACGGGAGTTTTCAAAGGACCGGGTAAATAAGATCATTGCAACATCCCCGGAAATCAAAAGCAGACTCGGTCTAACAAATACTCCCTTTCAAAAGGATATCGGATTCTCAACCCTGTACTTACACGGCCTGAAAAGCGAATCAAAAGTAACCAGTGCTGATATCGACCTTTTGATCGTGGATGAAACCGACATAGTCGATCAAGAAAACAAATTTGTAGCAAAGGACCGGCTTGAACACTCAAACCTGGCCTGGTATATGCAATTGTCAAAACCCTCGGTTCCCGGGTTCGGGATAGACGAAGCCTTCGAGGAAGGGGATCAACACTATCGATTTTTCTTCTGTCCACATTGTGGGAAAGCTAACAATATCATTGAAAACATCTATCAAGAGCCTCTGGCAGTGCTTCAATTCAAGGGCCGAAAAAGCGGAGATTTGTATTATTTCGCCTGCGAAAAATGCGGGAAACCCCTTGACCCGGCAAATGCAGAATGGGTGGCAAAATACCCAGGTAGAGACATCAGGAGTTATCATATTTCGCAAGCCTATTGGACCCGCAAAATAGCCCATTTTGGCAGCGTTGCAGAAAAGTTATACAAAGCAATAGTCAATGCCAATAACCTGGATTTGTTGAAGTATTTCTGGCGGTCATTGATCGGCCTGGCTTATGCAGGGGACGACCAGCCCCTCACAGATAAAATATTCAACGAAATGGCCGGAGTCCACCCGCTCCGCCCCGCCTTTGCCGGCCGCTCCGTCATGGGGGTTGACCAGGGGGAAAAATTACACGTTGCCATCGCCCACCCCCAGGGATACCGTCTCCTCTATCACTGGTTTGAAGAGCTTGACGATTTCAACCAACTCTATCCCCTGATGAAAATACACAATGTCCGTATGTGTTACATAGATTACAAACCCAATACCCACGAAGCAAAAAAGTTTGCACTGAAATTCAAGAAAAGGGTTGCTGTTGTGGATTTCACAGGAGAAGAAATACAGGAAAAAGAAACAGAAAAAAAAGGTCAAAAATTACCTAAAATCAACCTGCCCCGTACAGAGTCACTGGATGAGTACAGCGATTGCATCAAAGGGGGAATAGCAGTATTACCCCCGAAATCAGCCGGGAAAGTCATAGTAGTAGTTAGAAAGCATCATAAAAAACTAATCAAAGAACGGGTGAAAAACGCTGCCGGGATAGATGTATACCGGTACAAACACAGAGTTGATAATCACTACGGTATGGCCGGGAACTATGCGTTACAAGCCTGGTATCACATTCAAAACAAAATGACACACGGCTCCGGCGTCCTGCCGGTTTCAGGGAGGTTAGGAAATGTCACTATTCACTAATTTTTTTAGCCGCGAAGGCACGCGAAAACACGCAAAGAAGAAAAAATCATCTCTAAAATACAACCGGGGAGTACTTCCCTCCGGGGGCCGATCCAGCGTTGAAGATACTCTTAGTAATTTGATTTCCGGGATTGATAGTTTCTACGGAGTTGTAGAGCCGGATTTCCCGGTTGAATATCTCCATATCATCGACTACCTTTCCATATATCACCCCGATATCTCGAAAGCCGTTTCCGATATGGTGTCTATCGCAAATTCAGGACATGAAATTGAAGCCGTCGGAAAATCGGATAACGAAATCATGAATGCAATGGCTCGAATCAGTTCAAAGGCCGCTAACATATACCCCTATTCTGCCGGGGTAGACGGCTTAATCAATCAGTATATCCGGCAGCTATTTTGTTTTGGTGCCCTCTCCTCTGAAGATGTCATTCAACCTGACTTTGCCGGTGTTGAGCGTGTTGTGACCGTTCCTGTCAGACAAATCAGGTTCAAACGAAAAGACGGAGAAATAGTCCCTTATCAGCAGACTTCTACTTTTATTCATCAAAAAACAAACGAATTGGGATTAGTCGAGCTTAACCTTGAAACGTACCGTTATTACGCACTTTTCAAAACTGAAAAGACACCTTATGGGATTTCTGCCCTATTAAGTGCCTTAATGCCGCTGGGTATTCAATCAAAGGTATTTCCCAATCTCGACTCAATCATGAAAAATATGAGACTCCTGGGATTGAATATCGCCAAAATTCCACCCCCCCCAGAATTTGAGGCGGATGAGGACCCCGATACATCCCGGCAAAAATACCAGGCTCATATCCAGGAATTTGTTGATATTTTAGGCACCGATTCATACAAACATGGCTTTATGGGCGTACCTTTGGAGATCGAATTTGAAAATTTCCCTATCAACCCTAACATGAAGGGAATGGCGGATATCGGCAATATGATCAATCGGTATCTTTACACCGGAATCAAAAGCGATGCCGGATTGCATAATGACCATGTTAGCCGCACCGAAACCTTTCTCCTGGTCATATACAAGATATTTCTACATTTTGCTCTAAATATCAGGAATATTGTTAAAAGAAGGGTCGAGAGAACCTACTTATTCGACTTACTACTTGCAGATATTCCTATTGAAAGTATCTCCCTTTCCTTCAATAAGGATTCAGCACTCAAACCCTACGTAGACCGCCTGGCTGAAAGAACACATTCAGGAACTGTTTTGAATTTACTCAAAAACGGGGTGATTTCCCCACCACGGGCCGCAAACCTTCTCAATGAAAAAGAGTTCTATGATGAAGATCTTTTCTATAAATCCATTACGGAAGCGGGCCTGAAAGTAAAAAAGTTTTCCTGGATTGCCAATAGACAAAAATACATGCCTGTTGAAAACCCTTTCGAGATTCAAAACTATAAAGCCACAGAGGACACAGAGATCACAGAGAGTAAAGAATTAGCCACAAAGGCGGTCGGCGACCGCAGCCAAAAAACGAATGAACACGAAGAAATAAAGAGTTTCAAGAAAGAAGATACCGAAAAAGAACGGGCTGAAAAAGTACGGGAAAAGCTAAATCAATCTATAGAACAGTACCTTAAGAAAGTATTACCCTATTTCGACGAACTAGGCCAGGACGTAACCGATTACGCCGCTGGATACTGCCAGGAACATATCGAAGAGATTTCCGAAAATTCAGAAGTATTGAAAAAAGCAGTCATTGAGTATATCCGGGAACACCCGGATTATAAAAAGATCAAAAACCCGGATTCCTGGCTAAGGAAAACAAGTGAAGCCATAACCATTAAAGCAGGAAAAGACTGGCTTGAAAAGGATGATACAATCTTTGGGGGAAAAAAGCCGGATGTCAAGTTCGTTTTCGGTGAAGGCGATAGAAACGCGATGAAATTCTATTCCCGCCTGCATACGTTCTTTTTCAGCAGCTTTATTGACAATAAAGGATTTGGATCCAAAATTGACGGTTTTGTCAATGGCTTTCTTGAACGGGGAGAGGCCCTGTATGGCGGATGGACTGATGCCATTGAAAAAGAATTCAACAGGCTTTTTGCGGATGCAATACAAGGGGATTTCCGGTTTCAGGTTGAAAGAATAGTCAATACCGGGATGGCAAACATCAAAAACCGGTCACACGTGATTCAACTCGACCAGGCCGGGTTCAAAAAAGGGAGAATAAACGGCTATTTGGAAACGGATTGTAAAATTTGCAAGCCGCTTCATACAAAATTAATCGAAGTATCTGCTCTGATGAAACAGGTCACGGCTCTTGAATCCGCCGAAACCCCGGAAGCTGCCCTGGAAATTATCAAAAAGCAAAATGTCAGTATAGATGAAGCCAAAGACATCAAAGCACTTGTAAAAGCCGGTAAAGGGCTGCCGCCCTATCACCCGAACTGCAAATGCTTCGTGGAGGGACACTTTGAAGACTAAAAATTATGACAAAATTGGTGAGTTTCAATTTTTGACTGATAACAAGGCTAAATGCAGCTTTCTTTTTCGTGATTCTTACCTGGAAGAAATTCCACCCATCCAGGCTGAATCATTAAAGGAAAAAGAACCCGGAAAAAAGGAAAATGTACCGGAACACATTATTGCTAAAGAGTATAGGACGTTGTCTGCCGCTGTATTGTGGCATGGCCCTATCCCTATTGATTTTTCTGATGCGGAAGTCCTGAAAGCTGCCGCCCCCCTGGTTGAAGGACAACCCCTTTTCAAAGACCACATTTACCTCACGGACTATAACATAGGCACGATTCACTCATCAAAATTTGATGAATCCACTAAACCATCCGGGATTAATTCCAATTTCTGGATTGACAACCGCCTGGATGAAAAAACAGCTATACGGGTTCAAGAAGGATATCTCAAATGCTGCTCTGTGACGGTGCGGTACAGGTGGAAAAAATCACATGAAAAAATGAGTGACAAAGAGTTTTTCCAAAAATTAGGTCAAACCCATTCCGGCCATCTTGTACGGCTGATTGTGACAAAAATACTCGAAATCCCGGAAGTGTCCGTGGTCTGGCTCGGTGCCGATCGGACCGCGCGGGCACTCTCTGAAACGCAAACAAATCAAAACATAAAAAATCCTGTTCAACAACAGGATAAGGAGGTTAAAACCGCTATGGATGAAGAAACAAAAAGGCTCCTTTCTCAACTGTCAGGAAAGGAGATTTCAACACTATCGACAGATGCAGGGATTCAGGCTGCCCTGGATGCCCTGAATGAAAAGGTAAAATCACTGGAAACGGATAATACAACCTTAAAAGGCAAGGTAGACTCCCTCCAGGAATGGAAAACCGGGGTAATCGACGGATTGAAATCTAATGTTGAAACCCTGATGAAACTGGTAGACGGAATTGACCAGGAGGGGCAAAAAGTACTCCCGGAAATGAACAAAACCGCCCTGGATAATGCCGATTATGACGCCCTGGTAAAGATGAAAAAGGACTATGAATCGAAAAAAACAGCCATGTTCCCGCCTACCTGCCAGGCCTGCGGGGCAAAAGTAACGGAAATCCGATCCAGTGTGGATGAAGAGTTGCCGGGTGATGAACCGCAAAACACAGAAAATTCCATTAAACCCTGGCACTGGACAAAATCCAAATAGGAGGATTAAACCATGGAAACTTTGATTTTGAACAAAAACTCATCTATCGTGAATCTCAGCATGGCGGCGGATATCACGGTGGGAAACGAAGTGAAAATCTCCGCTGCAAAAACAATTGCCGCCGCAGGCAGTGGTGATTTTTCAATCGGTGTCCTGGAATCAAAACCGGATTCCTTTCCCGGGAACGGTGCCGTACGTGTGAAATACAATGAACACGGTATCGTCACTTTTGGAGGTACGGTCACAGCCGGTGACCGGCTTAAACTGGGTACCCCGGGAACAGGTGGAAATCAACGCTATGTGAAATTCACCCCGGGCACCGACGAAGCGGGATTGGAAAGGGGAATTACCCTTGAAGACGGTACAGCAGACAGTACCGGTGAAATATTGAGATTTTAAGGAGGTATAAAAATGGTCCCAAAAAATATGCGAATAGAGCTTATCGCTCCGGAATTAAAAGCCCTGCGTCAAATCGGTATTGCAATCTGCTTTGCTGATTACCTGACCAGGAAGTTCCCGCAGTTCTGTGCAAATGACTCAGAATACCAGGTTGAAAACTATTATTCTGAATATGGGATTGACCTGGAAGCCGATACCCTGCAAGCCATGTTCAACATATCGGACGAAAATGTCCGAAATTGGTTAATCAAAGAGACAATCAACTCAGCATTGCATAAGGCGATTCAACTTGACACGACATACCGGAACCTTATTGCTTTTACGGCCAGGCCGCAAACCGGCAGAGTCACACAACCCTACATCGATTTGACAAATATGCGTCCTATCATCAAAAAGGGCAAAGAAGTCCCGAAAGGGGGTAAGTTTGAAGAGGATACCATTACCCTTTCGGACAAAAGCACGAATTTCAAAAAATTCGGTAGAACCTTAAATATTCCATACGAAGTAATCGCGGATTGTACCTTGAAAACCCTTTCAGAGTACCTCATGGGGTATGCGGCTGTCGTCAATTGGGATAAGAAAGAATACATAATCGACATTCTGATGAACGGTGACGGGGCAGTTGATAAGGAAAACACGGTGATCGAAGACCCCGCCGTCGTAATCGGCGTACAGGATACCAATGCAGGATTGACTTTCAAAGATATCCTCTTACCCAGCATTCGTATGAATCGCCTCGGTCGCCCGGTAAGTGCCATGGTTGCAGGTGAAACCGAAACAATCGATACAATGATGCTGCCTGAATACAAAGACAGACAGCAAGGCACACCCTATTCAAAATTACAGTTGAAAGGAGATGTTAGCACTCCTGACTCCGCATATATCGCCGATTCCGTGGGAACATCGAAAACACTTCTTGTTTCCCCGAAGTTTGCCGTTGCTGAATACATCCGCCAGTCTGTCATGATCGAAGATGACAGGAACATTACCCGGCAGCTTATCGAAGTTGTGGTCTCTGAAAGAATCTCCTACATGATTGTTTTTTCTGACTCTCGAATCGTTATCGATCACACAAAAGCTTATTCCGGCAATCCCCTCCCCCCCAGCTTTGACGTAAGGAAGTACTAACTTAAGGAAGTACTGATGGAAGAAAAAACAGCGATGGTAACCGTATTGGGCGGGGTTTTGCCTGATTCCCCAAAGGAGAAAGAGCAAGCCCCGCCCATGAGAGCAATAGAGCCAGGTGCTCTATTCTACGGTCAACCGCTGCTAAAAGGTACAAAATGAGCCTGACAGACAAAACTTTCCTTCGTGAAGACCTGGAGTTTTCCACCCGGCTGCCGTCGGACAAGTTTCTTGAAAACCGGCAACTTGAAGCTGAAATCGAACTGCGCGCCTGGATCAC